CGGTTGTGGTCCTCCTGAATCACGTTAAAGATGCTTGGAATGTGTTTACAAAGAATGCTGGCAATCTCTTGGGCAATGACCCGATGCTCCAGCTGCGTGTCACAATTCCGTCTCACCTGAAGGTAATGGAGCCACGACCGCAGCGTTCCAGACATGTAGAGCCGGGTAGGACTGTTGATGGGAAGGATCTTTCTGGCACACTCCTTAGCCACCCCAAGCTCAAGCAGCCGTTGATACGCAAGCGTCGATTGTTTAATCACATTGGCACAGAGTTGGTCTGCCTCAGCAATTGCTTCCGGATCCAGGTCATCGATGCTGTTCTGTCGGTTGGTCAGGTCCTGCCGTCTCCAATCCGGAAGCTCCGGCCTTACCTGTACCTCCGCATACCGCTGACTAAACTCCTGAAAGCTGAAGCTGCGGTGACGAAGGATCTGTGCGGAGATGTCACGGGTGGTATTTATCTCAACACACGCAGAGGCCATCTCAAACGGACTCCAGTGCTTATGCTTGATCAAGTACCTGATCAACCGTTCTGGGTTGGCATTGGCTTCTTGACCCTTTGGGTTGGATACACGGGCACAGTAGGTGATGATGGACTCAGCATCCGGTGTGATCCAGACAAGCTTTGTAGATGGCATACGGAGGAGTAAGTGGTAGGTAGTAGGAGAGGGTAGGGGTAGGTAAGGGAAGGTAATAGCTGCTGCTATTGCTGGCAGGGCTATAGTAATATAGTGAGCAACTATTGACTCACTTGTCTTTCCGAAGGTCTTCGACTCCACTCGCCCCCAAGAGGGGCTCCTGGACTCTTGCCCTCAACAAGTCTAGCAATAGTCGTCCGACTCACGCAATTACATTTACGGTAGTCGGCTCCGCGTCAGTCCCCCTATCGGGGGCCTAACTTGGTCTTCGGGGCGCCGCTAGCGCGGCTTCCTCAGAGGTCCCCCTCTCCCCTTAACCCCTCTCCCCCTATAGGGGCAAGTACCCTTTTAGGGAATCCATGAATAAACCGTTGTGTCTACTGGGATTTCTGTGTCATTTGCGAAGGACTTTCCGGCGACGAGCATGTCGGTTGCGAGGACGGGTTGATCAAAGAACATGGTGATCATTCTGTCCCACTCCTGACGCTTCTCTTGGATCAGTGCTTCCTTAGAAGAGATGGCAAGGATGTCTTGAAAGTACTTGACCCCGAGGGCAAGTGCGTCTACCCGGTCATCGTGCTTTACGGCTCCTTTTTCCCGACACATGCGGGTCAGCTGGTACATCAGCATTCGAGGCAGTCTTTCTTCTGGGGCCATGTCGTTGTTTGACTGGTAGTCCCAAGTGATGAGACGTTGGTCAATGACCAGCCTATGCTGATTGAGAACCGGTTCCAGAGTGTCAATGATTCGGTCTTCCTTTCGAGTGGTGGCGCGTGTCTCCTCAAAGTTCATGCCAACCTTCATTTCGATGGCGTGCTTCTTGAGAAGTTCCATGATCGCACCGTCACCAAAGTTGGATTCGATCAGACACGTCTTTGAGTTGAACTGCCGAGACCTTCTTAGGATCTCTCTCAGAGTTGTGTCGGAGTATCCGTCTTGGGTCGCATAGATGTCCCGAATGTAAATAAAACCATTGATCTGTGACAGGATGATGGATACCGTTTCGTCCTTCCCTCGGCCTGAGGGGTCCACAGCGGTAATGGTCTCGTTCCACGGTATGAACTCACCGGTTGCCTTTGGTCTATGCCAGCGGTCACCAGGAAGCGCAACAGCTGGTAGATCCAGCAGGGTCTCCTTGTCAGCACCCCACACCAGATCAGACGGACCACGAGCAGGGTCCAGGGCAAGTACGGAGAAGTCGGACAGCTTGAGGGGAAACTTGAGGGCATCCGAAAGGCTCGTGTCAAGCATGAACTGCAACATGAAGTTGCTGCGGCTCATACTCTGTTCCCTCTCCAAGAGGTTGATCTCAGAAAAGCGGGTATCCGTTGGAGTCCAAGAAAGCTTGTCTAACCCCTGCTCATCGATGTCCCGTTGAAGGTCCTCCGCGAGAATGTCTTCGTACCCAACCAGTGACTTGGGGTAGCGGGCAGGCCATACGAACGGCTTATAATTGCGCTCTCTTAGGGTCCGGTAAATTGTGAAGGTGGTTTGAGGCGTGCCAAGGAACACGATGCGGCTGTCCTCCTTTGGTGTCAGCACTGACTCACCCTCCGTCACGAGCTGAAGCAGCTTTTCCCGCATGAGGTCCGTAGCAGAGTTGCTTGGGACTTCCACGTCATCAAAGATGATCAGGTCAGCCCGGCTTCCCGTTAATTGTCCGGTTATTCCAACGCTCTTCACGGAAGGGCTTTGCGCTGGCTTACACCCACGCACATCAAAGGACACCCGGCTCCACCGCTGGTCATCGTCCTGTGGGGTCAAATGGTTCAACCAAGAGATTTCAATAAGGCATTTCTGACAGAAAATTGAAAAGTCATCAGCACGTTGTTTACTAGCTGATACAACAAGGATCTTCTTGTCTCTGTCCCTAAACAGGATCCAAAGGGTAAAGGCAGCAGCAATCCACGACTTACCAAGACCACGAAACGCCTGGATCTGAAGACGCTTCGGTCCATCCTGTAGATACCTGGCAATGGCAATCTGTGCTCTTGTTGGACGAGGCAGGTCTAGCGACTTCCATACAAGAGTCAAGAAGAGTGGAAAGCTGGCCCTCAGACGGTCCTCTAAGGCCGCTGTTTTATCGGTCATGATAGAATGTACCTAAACAATAGTAAAGGGGCCTTGGAGAAGCTCCTAGACCCCTGTGAGACTTACTTACGCTTGCGGCTCTTGCCAGCCTTACTGAGGGCGATGGCAATTGCTTGTTTCTGAGGACGGCCTTCCTTGACCATCTTGCTGATGTTCTTGGAGACGGTCTTCTTTGAGGAACCTTTATTGAGGGGCATGATCAACCACACTTCCAACGCTTAAGGGCTAGGGCTTTGCGGGTGGGCTTGCCGCTTGCTGTTTTCATTGGTCCCTTGACGCCACTCATGCGGGCACAGAAGGACTTCTTGCGGGGACCACCCTGCGGCTGAGGGGCCTGTAAATTAGACCCCGTTGCCGCGTTGTACTTCGCTCTGCCTTTGGCGGTGAGGCCGCCCTTACGGGACTTCTCGCCTCTGCCAAGGGACAGGCTAGGATTCTTTTTGGTGGCCATCACTCGCCACGAAGCTTGGTGTTGTACTTCTTACCACGCCAGGTGAAGGTGCTTTTGCCAGCCTTACGGGCAGCAGCAAAGGACGAGTCAAAGCTAGAAGCACCACTGCCGCCGGAGGACGCCTTACGAGGACCCACAACGGGGCTACCCTTAATGGCGGATGCCTTCTTCACGGCAGCCTCACGAGCGCCCTTAAAGCGGGACGTGGAGCCCTTAGCAGCGGCCTGTGCCCGACGACGACGGCCTTCGTCTTTGCTGTTGACGCCAGGAAGAGCATCATCCAGCTTACGAGCAACTGGCTTAAGCGCACGACCAAGAGCTTGTCCGGCCTTGGTGGCAAGAGGGCTCAGGGTTGCATCAGCAGCCACACCAACAGCAGCAGACAAGGGACCACGGGTAAGGCGGGCCCGAGCAAGAGTGCTGCCCATACGGCCCATGGCCTGCTTAGCACCACGAGCAGCCTGAGCAGCCTTACGGATCTCTTGGCCACGCTTGGCAGCAGCACGCACCTGACCGGAATCACCAGGGGTACGCATTTGTTGGGCCCCTTGACGGGGCAGGTTCTGACCAGCACGGGCAGAGTTGGGCAGAGTCACGGCCTTGCCCTTTGTAGCTACGGGCTTGCCTTGTGCCTGACGACGCGCCTGAACGGCCTTGGCACGGATCTGACGCATGGCAGGGCTGTTGCCGTTCGTGATGGCACGAGGCTGACGGCCATCTGGTTTAGCAGCGGGCTTCGAACCAGCACCCTTGGTGCCGCTCAGCTGGGGACCGCCCTTGGCGATCTTTTGCATCTGAGCTTTGCGTCGCTGCTGGGTCAGCATTGACGGGCCTTTCTTTTTAGGAGCCATAATACTTAACCTCAGGCGTTGATGGGACCGGAAGTCGTAGCCACAGTAACGGAGAAACCGGAACCAGTACCACCAATGTTGGCAGCAGCAGCACTCAGCACTTCGCCCACGTCATAAGCAGAACCGCCGTTGACGATGGTCACGACTGTCACAGCACCACCAGCAACGGTGATGTTAGCGGTAGCGCCAGTGCCCGTACCGCCGGTCAGAGCAACACCGGTATAGCTGCCAGTGGTGTAAAGGGTACCACCAACCAGGGTGTTAACAGTCAGGATGCGGCCTTGAACGGTCTCAACGCGGGTAGCACGCCCAACGCTGGTGGTGGTCACAGCCTTGTCAGTCAGGGCGATAGCATAGATGGCATCTTCTGCTTCCTTGACGTTGGTGGCAGCAGTGATACCAGAAGAGGTTTTGGTGGCCAGGGTCTTAACATTTTCCAGCTGGCAGCGACGGCCGGGGGCACTGGAAATATCGCCGTAGGCGGAAACGAGTTCAGCAGCTTTGGTAGCCATAATAATCACTCAAAAAAGGGTTAGCTTGCGGTCCAAGAAAGGACCTTGGAAAAGTTGGAGGTGTCAAAGGAGTCTTGACCGACCCACCAGGACAACCAGTGGTTCGAACCTTTGGACTGGTTGCAATTTAGGCAGGCGGGCACAACATTATGGGTAGTGTCGTGACCACCTCTGGCCTTAGGATGGACATGATCGAGCGTTAGATTTTCAGATGAGCCACAATAGACACACTGGTTGTTCCAATGTTCCTTAATGGCTGTCCTCCACATACGCTTGGCTTCGGCTGCGGTCATGGCCTTAAGAAAGTAGAGGTATTCAGAAGGATCTTTGAGAGGCATGAGGCCTACTGCGGTGGTTTACTTCTTCTTTTTGGGGAATCCTGCTTTCATGTTGGCATACGCCTTAGGCGACACCGTGCTCTTGCTCTTTGGACGGCTGGTCCCTGCCTTGCGACGCTTGTTCATGTTAGCGTAGAGGCCGGGGGGCTTGGCGTTTCCTTTGTTCATTTGCGGGTACTCTTGCCGTTGTGACCGTTTCTGGCTCGGTTTTTGGATGGCGATTCAAGCACCATGCGGCCATCCTTTGTATGTGATAGGTCGGCACCACCCTTGCTGGCAATGCCGCGCCGTCTCCGTTCTGTCCACCGCTCTTCCGAAGCATTCTTAACGGTGGGCTTCTTATTCAGTTTGCGTTGGTAGGCAGCCTTTTTGGCAGCCGCCTTTGGATTTGCCGCATAATACTTTGCGGACTTACTTTTTGCTTGCGCCATTGTTAAAATAAACGTACTGTTCAAGGCGCTCAAGGCGTTGATCTGCCTCACCTGCTCGGTGAACAAGCACATCAACGGACTTAGCAATGTTATGAAGCGTCAGCAGGTGCCATCCGAACAGTCCCAATGCTGCTGTAGCAATGATATTTCGGATAATCTCCTGGTGGTCCTCATCTGATGGCCCGTTCGACATCCTCCATCTCCAATTCGAGTGATTCAAAGAGGGCAGCAAGAGGAGATCCAGTCACAGGCAGCCCTGTAATGTTGTTCTTGGACAGCCAATCGGCTGCGGCCTTAAGATCTTGGGTGGTGGCAACGCCGCTCTTGATGCGGTCGATCAATTCGTTGGTGACGAGGCCGTGAAGCTCGTTGAATTGATCTTCAGTGGCTCTCATTGTCATCAGTTTACCAGTTCAGTAATGAACAGGGTAGTGCTAGAACCAGTTCCTTGAATGGCAGCAATGTTAGCGCCAATTGGAACGGCCAAAGTAATGCGTTCACCAGTCTTCAAGTAATGAGTAGTGGCTGAAGCAGTTTGAGCACCGACTCCAATTTGATAATGACAATGATTACCACCAGTACAAATCAGGGAAACAAACCGACACGTTGAAGTCAGCGCCAAATTAACGCTGGTTGCTCCAAGAGTAATGGTACGGGCAGTTCCCACTTCAAAAGCAGTGGTGGTATCGCTGCTCAGAAAGGTTCCAGCAGTAGTTGTACCGCCAGTAGTAAGTGAAGCCATTAGTTATTCTCCTCAATGAGGCGGATGAGTTTGCTAGGGTAGGACGGATCTGTCGCGTAGCCTTCGCTTTGGAGCAGCTGACAGCACTCCTTCCACGACGTAGCCCGGTTGACACCCTTGTAGCCCCGATAATCTTTGTACCACATCGTAATGAGGTGGTCGATACAAGCAGTAGGGGTAGGGTAGTCCTTAAAGGTGGCCACAACCGTGGTCCAACGACCATTCAGGAACTCCTTTGTTTCCTGATTTGTTCCCGGAGTGCCCTTGATGCCGAAAAAGTTGTTCTTTCCAGAGGTGTGCTTGCCCCATCCGGACTCAAGAGCCCACTGAGCTGCCACAACCTCTGGAAACTTAGCCCCACAGGCCTTGGCAACGGCCCTTACGCCCTTCCAAGAGTTCTCAAAGGGAATAGATGTGGGGGCAATCTTGACCTCTTCAATGCGGCGGAGGTCCATGAACCAGGCTTCACCGCCGTGTGTCCACCGTGGAAGCCAATTCTTCCAGGTATAGCTGACACTTTTGCCGCCAATACCACGGCGAGGGTAGCCTCCAGCGAGGTTATCCAGCTCTCCGTAGGGGTCATGGAAGATGCCATGGGTTTCGGTTGCTCCGATCAAAAGAATCCAGTGACCACCGCCCCTAGGTGAAGTTGAAGGGCCATGATGAAGGAAGCCAACAGGCACCGGAAGGCCCGCACCAAGGCGATCATAAAGGCCTTGGAGGTTGCCGTTCTTGTGGAACGTGGCCTTAACTTTGTAATCGGCTGCTGCTTTGATCTGTGACTGTGGGTTCGTGGTGTCCCCATACTTGAGGACAGTTCTCAGGTAGTCATCGTCAGCATTGACCCCAGACAAAGCGGAAGGCCATAGGTATTTGACACCCATGGCCATCGTGCTGGAGAAGCACATCCTGTCTGCGTGGGCCGTGCGACTATCTGTTTGTGGGTAGTACTGGGCAACCGGCAGGAGGATGTGTGTCACCGGAGGGAATCCTTAAATTTACGGATTTTGTCGTCCTCAGACCGAAGGGGCTTCAGCAGAGTGACGACTTTAAGAAAGACCTGAACAACGCTATTGGAGCGATACTTGCTCAGTCCAATGACCTCGGACGCAATAAAGAGTCCGAAGAAGATGGCAGCTTCATAAGAAAGCTTAAGGCCGAAGATGGTGATCATTTGCCTTGTCCTCGTGATTGTTTACGAGAGTGATTTGGTAGGGAATGTTGCCCCTGCCCCTGTCTAGTCTTTTTCGGGGGGCCGGGGACGTGGACGACCTTGTTAAGGGCGCCTTTAGGCTTGGACATCGTTCACCCAGGGCAGACCCGCAGCACGGGTAGGTTGACGCTGCTCATCCAGTTGAGCTTGAAGAGCTGCTTCAATTTCGGCAACCTTTTCAGGGCCGAACTTGTCCTTGATCCAACCGATAACGGTCTGCTCCGTCAATTCCGAGAAGGGGACAAGTTCCGACTCAGGACGCTCAAGCCCAAGCGAACCATAGGCACCAGCAGAATAGGTGTCATCGGTTGCATTAACGGTGTAGTGAACGGTAAACACATAACCGTCTGCCGTCTCGCGCTCAAGCTGAGCAACGTTCCAATTAAAAGCAGTCATTAGAGAACAGGAATTTCGTAGGTTTGAGTGGTGTTGGCATAGTGACGCCAGATAACGTCTGCCGTATTTCCAGCCCAGGATGCAACCTGAGCAACAGGAATGCCTGCCTCGATCCAGCGACTAATTGCTGTATGACGCAGATCGTAGGGGCGATAGAGGTGGGTAATCAGGTCCGCAGCACGGAGCCGATCCATCTTTTTGCGAAAGTAACTCTGAAACGAGGACCTATCCCAAGGAAAGAGATACTCTTCGTTCTGATCCAAGGTGTCAAGGATCTCTTTGCACTTCGCATTGAGGGGTACCCAACGCTTCTTATTCGTTTTTGTGCTGTTTTTAAGGCCGTGGGTCAGGGTAAAGTTCTTGTGGACCAGGATCTTATCGTCCTTAATGTCGTTCCAAGTAAGGGCCCTGACCTCGCCGGTCCTCATGGCAGTCTGGAGCATAAACTCCGCGTAGGTGGCCCAGTTTGTGGATCGGTAGGTTTGCTTTGCCTCAAGGGCAACCATCACCAGACCGATCTCGTCCCTGGGAATCACCACGATTTCTTCGTCCTTTTGTGGAGCCTTGGGCATCCGGAAGGTCATGATCGGGTTGCGTGCGATGATAGCAATGTCCTCTTGGCTGGCCCAGCGGTAGAGGGCCTTGAGGTACATGGCCACCCGCCTTGCCGACTGAACCGGCTGCTGCTGGAGAACCCAGGTCAGAATCAGGCGACCCTCGGTCTCAAAATTCTGGTGGGGACAGCGGCTCAGCCAGTTCCGGGCTTGGCGGTAGTCGGACGTGAGGCTTGTGGCCGACAGGGAAATGGACCGTTCCGCAACGAACTGGTCCCAGGCAGACATGAGGGTGAGGGCCATGGAGCTAGAAGGTGAACTACCCCCTAACGGTACACGGCCCGTCAACCCCTGTCAACCCCCGAAGTGAGTAGGTCTTCTGGGTCTAGCGAACCAACCATTCCTCAACGGAATCGCTGATGTCGCGCATCTTGATCCAGCGACTGCCTGTGGGTTGACCTTTGCGGATGCGAAGTTTGCCCATTAGGCCGACGCAGTCCCACTCAGGGCGCTGTTCGCGGTTGATGTATTCCTGATCGGGGTCGTAGGCGGGGTTCAGTTTGCGTTCGCCGTTTTCATCAAGGGCGTAGGTACCGTAGTCGTCTCGGAGATACTTGCCAGACCATTTGTTCCAGGCAGCGTCACCAATAACGCTGGGGTTACCAGAGATCACGCCGATGGGATCTTCACCATCAATAGCGGGACGGATCTTTTCTCCATCTAGCACAACGCTGATGCCACGGCGGTCGTCAGCATCTGGATTGCCGTCGCTCCATTCGAAGTATTCAGCGTAGTCAGCACCACCGCCGGTCCAAGATCCGTCGCAAAGACCAGTGCCGTCGCCTCGCAAATTAAACTCAGTATCAGTACCGGCTCCTGAGTAGGCATAAAAGAAATTGTAAGCCGCATTGGCTGCTCGTGACACAAGAGGCGAAAGTACAGCACTGCTATACGAAGCATTTGAACAATAAAGAACTAGCGCTTCCCCATTTAAAGATGTGTTGATTTCATGGTAAGCATTAGCGCTCCAATACGAACCAGTATTTGATATTTTTACAAAACCATCTTGCCTAATCCTCATCCGCTCCGTCGGGCTGCTCGCTCCGTCGGCGGTAGTGGAGAACACT